CCGCTAGGGCTGCTGCTTGGGAGGCTGCTAAGGATGCTGCATGGGATGCCGCTAGGGCTGCTGCATGGGATGCCGCTAGGGATTCCGCTTGTTTGCATGCGGCTAGGGATGCCCAGTACCAGCATTTATTGGAAATGCTGGAAATTGAAAGCGAGGAAGAATGAGCGAGAAATCAGATTACCAGAAACATTTAGAAAGTATGTCTGAAATAGAGTACAAAAGATTGACTCAAGGTGATTGGTCAAGAAACGAAACTGACACTCGTGTCCGCTGTACGAAAGATGGAGAGTATCCAGAAGACAAGGAAACTGTGTTTGCCGAAATTCATGGTCAATACTTTGATGGCATAACACATAAACTTGATTTTGATAAGGACAATGGTTTATGGATAGATTATGATGGAGAAAATATTCCACATATCCCTGAAGAAATGACGGTCTACTGGCAACCACTTACCAGCTTGAAAGAGCAGTATGAGAAGCAGAAGGAGGAGGGAAACTGTATTTCATGTGGAGCTCCTCTCGAATAAGGGAGGGACATTAATCCTAAGATTCAGAAAGAAGGAAATTTATGGCTACAATATTTTCGCCTCAAGATCAAATTGTCTGCATTCCTCAGCATGTTCTCGAAGAAACATCAGGAGTATTTCAAGCATTGAAACATCCTGACGTCGAATTTGGGTTTGTATTTAAGGATGTTGGAGATCGAGGAGTATTTTGTCGTTATTGGTCAAAGTATAGTCCCGGAGAGCTTCGGACGAAATCTAATAGTGAATTAACTCCCCGAGAAAATGTATTTCTCTATATTTCAAGAGCTGATGATGTAATAACTCAAACTTGGAATACATATATAGAACCTCTTGAAGATTAAAAAAAATCTCTAAGAAACTCTAATGTTCTCTTAACCTGTCGCTAATGTTGATATTCTATAATTAGGTTATAGAGAGGAGAAAATAATATGAATGACGCAACTGAAGATTCAAAAGAGTCTCAAACTCTAGTAGAACCAATTCCTCAAGAAAATTCTGAGGAACTTGAGGTCATCTACCAAAATCGTCATGACCGACGAAAAGCTGCTAAATTAGCTCGACGTCAAGCAAAAGAAGAAGCTCAAGAAAAGAAAGTTAGAGAGGGAACTAATGTCTGATAATTTGTTTAACGAAAGATTTTGGTCGTATCGACAGCCTGCTTGGCATGGGTTCGGCTATATTAGTGATGCTCCGATGGGTGCCCAAGAAGCCTTCTCAACAATTACCCCCTACTCGGTATCTCTAGAATCTCTGATTACTGCTTCAGGGAACCTTACGTCTTACAGAGCAATTGTCCGAGACCCTGTTCCCGATGATCCTCAACCTGTTATTTTTGGAATCGTAGGAGGATCTTACGTTCTCGTTGAACCTCAAAGATTCTGTGAGATCTATGATGATACCATTGGTCAACCTATTGAAACTCTCGGAGCTCTTGGGAAGGGAGAAAAGCTTTTTCTATCAACTAAACTCCCATCCTGGTCTGTCAAGGGAGATGATCTCGATAATTATCTAATTACTCTCTGCCCCTATGATGGTGTCTCAGCAATCCTTGTATTTATTAGTCATGTTCGTCCTGTTTGTCAGAATACTATAAGGCTTGCTCGACAGCAGTCGACTGAAGTATACCGAATTATTCATGGAACTAATGTTGAAACTTATCTTGAAACTTGGATGTCAGGACTCTATCAAAGAGCTCTATCTCGATCGGAACATATTCAATTAGCTCTAGAAACATTAGCAGATCTTCAGATTCAAGAAGCTCAAGTTCCTCAAATTATCGATGAGATCTACCCAATCCCTCCCGAACCCATTAAGAATGCCCCTCCTGAAATCATGGAGAAGAGAGAAGCTGAATGGGAATGGGTTAGAAAGTCAGTTCTGAGATCCCGAAATGCTGTTCAAGCTCTCTTTTCAGGATTAGGGACCGGCTTAGATACTCCTGCAACAAAAGGGACTGCTTATGGACTTTTCCAAGCAGTTGCTGAGTGGGAAAACTATCGACCAACTTCTAATGAGGATTCTCGAGGAGCTAATATCTTATTTGGTGATCGGGGGAGACAGATTGAACGGGCTTATTCTATTCTCGAGAAGGGAGGGATTAGATGAATATTTCTCTTGTTAACGGAGGGACTTCTCTACAAATTGATCTTCATGATCTTTTTCGGGATCTGTCCGAGGAATCTCTTGAAGAACTAGCATCTATATATGCCTGGGAATCTGCTGCATGGAAAGCTATTATCCAAGAAGTTCGATCAGAATTTGCAGCTCGAGCATTTAACTCAGATCTCTACTATCTAAGACGAGCTTTCTTTGGGATGCCTCTTGATGAAGATGAAGAATCCCTAACTTCTGAAGAAGAATCTCAGATCATGAAAATTATGTCTCAAACATTCTCAAGCCTCTTAGAAGAGGTATCTTACCGAGTAGTCGAAGGAGACAAGTATCGTCGAGCATACTATTCTATTAGTGAATATATTCAAGAACATTTTGGCCATGATGCAGCCTACAATTTCAGAAAATTTGTTGTTGACCTTCCTGAGGTAGATAGTCTCCAAGTATCCCGAAGTGTAAGTGCCGATATCTCAAAGATGACTCAAGATACTATTGAGGAATGGAGCCAGACTCTAATCCAAATTATGAAACGAGCTTCTGATGCTACTCCTCAAAAATAACTCTTTTACGGTAGATTCTCGGTTACTCTTACCACGAGATATTCATACTATTAAGAATCTTCTAGGAGGGAGATTGGTAGGGAATTTTTGGTCTCTCCCTAAGAGATATAGTGTTTTACAAGAACTTCAACGACACCCTCTATCAATACCTTGGAGTCCTGAAGTCCAAGAGTGGTATGATCAAATTTCTCAAAATCAAGATTTCCCTGATCAAGCATCACAGCATCCGTCTTGGAATACTCTTCTTGAGTATCAAAAAGATGCTGTAACCTTTCTAACCAAGACCTCAGGACTTCTTGCACTAGACCCAGGACTTGGAAAGTCTGCTGTTTCTGTCGTAGCATCAGAACTGATTGAAGCAAAGAAAGTCTTGGTTGTATCACCTCTATCTCTTCTCTATACCTGGGAACGAGAATATCAAAAGTGGTCAAGAAATCAGCTCCCAACTCTATGCTATCGAGATAAATCTCTTACTCCTCTTGAAGAAGGATGGACAATTGTTAATTATGATCTTCTAGCAAGATCTCCTCATCTATTTTGGTCGAAATGGGATGTTATTATTCTTGATGAATCTGTAATGGTTAAGAACCGAAAGACTCGTAGATTTAAGCAACTCAAAACAATTGTATCTCGAGCCGAAAGAGTCTGGGAACTTTCAGGGTCCCCTGTAACGAAAGCTGTAGATGATCTTTGGAGTCAATTCCACCTTCTCTTTCCTCGAGACTATACAAGTTATTGGAGATTTGCCCAAGCCTACTGTATTATTGAGGATACTCCCTGGGGTAAGAATATCGTAAGTTCTAAACCCTATAGCTTTCCTGAAGAATTTCAAGATATCATGATGGTAAAGAGCCAACGAGATGTTCTTGATCTCCCAGAAACTCTCTACGAAACGATTGATATTGATCTATTACCTCCTCAAGAAAAGATGTATCGAGATATTCTCAAGAAGTTTCTTATTGAACTATCTTCCGGAGAAATCCTCCCCATTCAGTCTAAAGTTGCTCAATTGACTAGGCTTCTTCAAGTTAGTTCTTCAACGATTAATATTGATCCAGGAACTAATATTTCAGCAAAGCATCAGACTCTACTAGAACTCTTAGAAATTCAATATATTCAAAAGCCAGGGATCTTCTGGGTCTATTGGAAAGCATCAGCAGGTGCTCTCTATCACTTACTCTTGAATAAAGGATACTCAGTTCAACTTATTACAGGGGATACACCTCAAGAAGATAGGGATAAGTTTCTTCAACAATATAAGAAGGGAAAGATTGACTATATTATTCTATCTTTAGCAGTTGGGAAATATGGCTTGACTCTAACAAATACAAAGACTGTAGTATACGTAGATAAGACTTTTTCAATGGATGACTATATCCAATCTCTTCATAGAGTTAAGAGACTAGGATTAGACCATACAGTTCTAGTAGTATCTCTTCATGCAAGACATACAGTTGATTCTCTTGTTGAGGAAAATCTTGCGGGAAAATCTTTTGATCTTGCTCGAATTTCCAATGCTGATTTAGTTGAGTTATTAAGGAGCCTAGGAAGATGAGAAAATTGCTTGCTTTAGACCCTGGAGTGACGACAGGGTTTAGCATATTTAGTTGGGAAGTTCGATATACTTACAAGGCAGTTTTTCCTCTGGACTGGGGGAATTTATCAATTGAAGATCTTCTCCCTAAAATTGCATCACTACTAGAACAAGATTGCTATCATGTAATTTATGAGAATATCCCTCTCATTGGGGTTGGGAATCTAGGAGATTCTCTCCGAAAAGTCATGGGAATTATTCATACTCTAGCCCCTAAAGCAACAGTAACTAATCCAGGAGTCTGGAAAACGTTCCCCTCTCTAGAAAACCTTCCTACCCCAGAAGTAGAGAAGACAACTCTTCATCAGAAGGATGCATACTATATAGGGCTATGGTATATTATTACTCAACCTCCTAAGAATTCAAAGATTAGTTTATCTTTTTCGAATTTCCAATTATAATATAAGAAGGGATGATCAATGTTATCAATAGGTGTAACTGACTTACAGTATTTTTCAGGGTGTCGTCGTAAGTGGTGGTTAGAGAAGAATTGGAAACCTCCCAAGCCTTCAGCCCCCTACTGGTTTGGGACTGCTGTTCATGAAGGTCTAGAGATCTACTACAAGACTTTAGATCAAGATAAAGCAATCGAAGCAGCAGACTCCCTTATGAAAGATAGTTTGAATGACATTTCAGATGAATTTCCTGAAATCTGGGATCAAGTTTACGGAGAATTCGAAGATCTCTATGGACTGGTTCATGCAGTTCTTCAAAACTATTTTATTCGGGAAGAATCTGAATCTCTAATAGATCTATATGGAGAAGTTAGATCTGTAGAAGAAAAGATTCGAATTCCTCTATTCAAAGATCCTAAACTAGGACCCGTTTCTCTAGCAGGGAAGATTGATCTTGTTCTAGAAGATTCTAGAGGGTCTTGGATTGTTGATCATAAGACATCAGCATCCCCAATGGATTTTGGAGGTCTTGATGTTGATGAGCAACTGACAGGATACTCTTTTCTATTCTATAGACAAACTCAGACTCTTCCCCAAGGAGTTATCTACAATGTTCTAGTCAAAGATCTCCCCAACCCCCCAAAGATTCTGAAAGATGGATCTCTCTCCAAAGATATCTCTCAAAAGACTACATATAGTTTATTTCTTAGAGAGCTAGAAGAAAGAGGGATCGATCCTTCTGAAGAAGAATATAATAAAGTTCTTTCAGTTCTTGAAAGTAAGGGATGGAGCAGATTCTTTCAACGAGAGGGAAGTACTAGAAATCTAACAGAAGTTCAAGGATTCTTTACTCGAACGTTACGAAAAGCTCAAGATATCGTAGGGATTATGAAAGACCCGATGAAGAATGCATATCCGAATCCCTCGAACTATACATGTAATTACTGCCCCTTCTTGGGAGTATGTAAGAGTATGGAAGATGGAGGTGACTGGGAAAGAGTTTTAGAAGCTCGGTTTATTCCGAATGTTCGATAAGTTCTAATATGTTGCTAAGGTTCTCTTAACCTATCGCTAATGTTCATATTTTATAATAAGATATGAAAGTTAATTTACTTCTTAAAGGAGGATTACTCAATGAAGAAGTCAGACAAAATAGTCAAACCTGAGACTAACCGTTTTCTTAAAGCTCTAATCTTCAGCCCTGCTGGGCATGGGAAGACCAGGTTACTAGGATCTGCTAATGATGATCCTAGAACTTCCCCAATTTTACTCCTGGACTATGAAGGAGGGACATCATCACTTGTAGGTTCAGATGTTGATATATTCCCAATTCGATCCTGGGAAGATTATAATGAGGCCTATCGTATCCTTTCTGATCCAGAGACTCCCTATAAATCAGTAGGGCTGGACTCTGTTTCAGAGACTCATATTATGTCTCTTATGTCTCAATTGGATGGTAGTACTAGAACTCGAAAAATCCCCGATCTGTTAGAACAGGGAGACTATGGTATTGCTCTTGTTCAAATGAGACGATTACTTAGAGCATTTCGAGATTTACCAATGCATGTCTTTGCTTCGAGTTTAGCAAAAGATGATGTAGACCCTCGAGAGGGGACAGTTAAAAAACCGGCTCTTGCGGGGGCAATGGCTGATGAAGCACCGGGTATCTTTGACTTGGTTGGGTATCTTGCAACTACTGATGTCACAAATGAATCTGGAGAAACAGAAACTCGTCGAGTTCTCATTATGCAAGGGTATCCCAAACTTCGAACGAAGGTTCGAGTTCCTCAGACTATTGATGCACCTAACGAGATTTGGGACCCTTCGGTATCCCTTATTTTAGACTCACTAGGATTCCCTCCTGCTGAGTAACCTTATTTAGCCAGAAGAAGGAGTATTCAAAATGGCACAATTTACATTAGATTTTTCAAGTGTTGAGGAGTTTGATCCCCTTCCTGCGGGAGAATTCCCAGTAATCATCGATCATGTCGAGTTGAAAACTGGGAAGGATTCTGGGAAGCCTTATTTAAACTGGGATCTCATTGTATCCGATGGTGATTTTTCAGGACGCCATCTATTTATGGCAAGTGGCTTGGGAGATAAAGCCCTTTGGAGACTCAAGCAAATCTTCGAAAATCTAGGTGTCCTAGAAGAAGAGATGGTTCTCGAAGTTGATGATGATTCAGGGTATGTTATTACTCCTGAACTTTCGGGACTGCCTGGAGTTGCTGTAGTTAAGAATGAAATGTATCAAAATCGAGTCCAAAATCGAGTTGATGATATCCTTTCTCCTTATGGAAGTGAGGTTGAAGTTCTTCCTCCTCCTGTTCAAGCTCCTGCGGCGAAGTCTAGTCCTTCTAGACCTCAAGGAGTCACTCCTCGTCAACCTGCAACAACCAAGCCAAAATTGAATTTGAAATAGTACTGTTGGAGAGCTAGAAGTAGCTCTCCTTTAATTCCCAAGTTCGAAAACCTCCTTGGGAAAATAAATTAAAACTAGGAGTTAAAATGTCAGAAAAGTTTGAACCTAAAGTCTTAGGGAAGCAGACTAGAGCTCCCAATGATGTTCTAGATACATTCCCAGCACCTTCTAAAGTTAAGATAGTGACTCTGGAAGGGACCGAATTTACGTCTCTCTGCCCTGTAACTGGGCAGCCTGATTTCCAAAAGATTACGATTCAGTATATCCCTCGTAAAAAATGCTTAGAATCAAAAAGCCTAAAGTTGTATTTATGGACATTTCGTGAACGAGGAGTTTTCTGTGAAGCTCTATCACAAGAAATTGCAGAACATATTCAAGCAGCTATTGAAGCTGATTCAGTAGTTGTAACTATTGAACAGAACCCTCGTGGAGGGATTGGGATTACTGCTACAACAACTCTTTTAGGAGAAAACTCATGAAATCAATAGGTAAGCTTGATGGTTGGATATACTTCGTGCTGTTTATTGGGACGATCTTTTTAGCAAACTACTTGATCTCTCATGTTGGTGTTCAATTTGGTCCTAATGAACCTCACCTTATTCCCGTAGGCTTTGGTCTAATGGCTCCTTCAGGAGTTCTAGCTGTAGGGATTGGGTTTACCCTACGAGATCTTGTTCAAAAAAGACTCGGAGTAAAGTTCTCAGCAATTGCTGTAGTAATTGGGGCAGGAGTCTCAGCTTTCTTATCTCCTGCTCTTGCTCTTGCAAGTGGAGTAGCTTTTCTTCTATCCGAAGGTCTTGATCTTATGGTATATACCCCTCTCAGAAAAAAGAATCTATACATGGCAGTAATAGGATCAAATATTGTAGGCTTAATAGTTGATTCAATTGTGTTCTTAGCTATAGCTTTTGGAGCTTCAGGACTAGACTTCTTATGGGGCCAGGTTGTAGGGAAAATGTATATGACTATTGCATTCTTACCTATAATTGCTCTAATTGACTATTTGGATAAGAAGAAAGAACTAAAAGTTCGAGGATACATTCATGGGTAAAAATCTAATTCTTCTCTCAGGAGGATTAGATAGTATGGTACTGGCAACGAAAGTTGCCAGTCTGTTTCCTCCAACAGATATCCTAGCGATCTCTATGTCTTATGGTCAGAGGCATTCTCAAAAAGAACTTCATGCTGCTCAATGGATCAGTGCTGATCTAGGGATTGATTTTGAAAGTATCATTCTACCTGAGATTATCTTTAGAAGGTCAACATCAACTCTAATTGATCCCTCTCAGAAGATGCCCCAAATGACCTATCAAGAAATTCAAGAAACTCAGGGAGTATCTCCCACTTATGTACCCTTTCGAAATGGTATTTTTCTCTCCATTGCAACAGCAATAGCACTTACTCGAGGGATTGAGAATGTCTATATTGCAACTCATGCAGAAGATTCTCAAAATTGGGCATATCCTGATTGTACACCAGAATTCAATGGATCTATGGCCAGTGCCATTTATATTGGTACTTATATGAGGACAAGAGTTCTAACTCCCTTTCAATGGATGATGAAGTCAGATATCGTTCGATTAGGCCTTGAACTTTCAGCTCCCTTTCACCTATCCTGGAGTTGCTATGAGGGAAGAGAGAAGGCCTGTGGGAAGTGCCCAACTTGTGTTGAACGATTAGAAGCTTTTCGATTAAATAATGCTATAGACCCTATTACATATGAAGAAGGGAACTAATATGTCTCAAGAAAATGATAAGTTCTTAGAAATGTATAAAAAAGCCCTCCAGGATGCTCAACAAATCGTTGAAGATCATTCTAACGATGGAGAGAACGAAGTTTTCTCAATTGATCAGATGTATCCTCATGGTATCCAAGATATCTTATTTATGATCTATCATAAAGTTACTAGAATTCTAGGATATCATAAGAAAGGGAATCATCTCAAGGTTGTTGACGAACTTCAGGATGTTATTAACTATGCAGGGTTTGGCCTTGCTTGGTATCTCCTTAAGGGAAGTCCTAAAGAGTAGGTGATAGATGACTAAATTCTCAATCCCCTGGTCGTTTACTAAAATCTTTCGAATCCTCTCAGTTGTTTCTACTGAACCCTTCTCTACCTCTTTTAGAGAATCCGTTACAGAGTATCCTCGAGTTCGATTCGTTCATCTAACCGAGAAATTCTTTCAACACTATGGGTGCTTTCTTCACTGTGCTGCATGTTGTTCTGATGTTTCTCTGGACTATATCCCCGAAGAAGATCCCGGAGAAAAGTTTCAGGGAGTCCCTCGACAAGAACTTTCTATTGGATTACCCTGGGGAGCATTCCCTCTAATTTCCTATCGTCCAGAAGGTCAGTATATTACTCAAAATCAACCAGATATTTCTGCTTGTGGCTTTGTTAATCCTGTTGATGGGAGCTGTTCTAGACACTCTAGTCGACCTTTGTCTTGTCAAGTAGAACTAATCAAGTTTTCTCATCTAAAAGATAAGGGGTATATCCATAAAAGACCTTATGGGAGGGGGTGGAACCTTACACCTCTAAATGGGATTAGAGGAGATATTCTATGTACCTTTAGTAACGAAATGACTCTAGAAGCATGGGATCAACTTAAGGATAATGATATCCCAACTCTTGAAAGGGTTCAAGCTTGGGCGAATCATTTTAGGATCCCAACTCACCTACCCCAATTTATTGATCATCTCTATCAAGTTCTCGAAACAAGGGAGATCAAAACACTACTAATATCAAATGAATAAAGGAACTTTATGAAAACATTACTTATTCCCCCCATCCCTCACTTAGACTTAGCTAGTGATCGGGAGTTTCACCTAACTTTAGCTCATCTCTACAAACACCCTCAATATTCTGAATTTTATCTTCAGGAAGCTCAAAAAGGGAAATATATCATCTTAGATAATTCTGCTCATGAATTTCAGGTTGGGGAGAGTGCCGAAAACTTACTAAGACTTGCTCTTGAAGTCCAGGCATCTGAAATAGTTCTTCCTGATCATCTTTTCGATGGGTTCGATACCATCGTTCGAACTAAGTCTGCTCTAGAGTATATTGGTACTCATCCTACAGATAGAACTTTTCAGTATATGATTGTTCCTCAAGGTCAATCTTTTGAAGAATACTCCTGGTGTCTATCAGCTCTTGTTGATGTTTATTTTGAAGCTCAAGTTTCATATGGAGAAATATTCCCTCACCCTCCTGTTCTAGGAGTTTCTAAAGACTATGAGATGTGGGAGGGAGGCCTTCTCCGAATTCTCGATGAGTTAGTTCTCCCTTGTAGTAATACTGAAATGCCTGTTCATATGCTCGGTTGGGGGAGAAAACTGTGGGATCTAGGAGTTATTGCTCAGAAATACTCCCATCTTCTTCGATCAGTTGATTCAGCAAAGCCGATTGTATATGGTCTTAATAATATTCGACTATATCCTGGTGAATATATTCCAAAATATCCCACAAGATCTCAATCTTATTTCTTTGATGAGATCTCAGAAGAAGGCCTTTCAGCAATTCAACATAATATTGAGATATTTGATATTCTTGTAGGATCAACTTCTCAAAATGATCACGATTTATCGAGTTGAAGGGTATCCAAATGATTGGTATTCTAAACCCTTCCTTTATAGAAGTACTCTTGTGAGAGAACTCTATGCTCAAGGATACCGATCATTTGAACTTATTGAAGAAGAAGTCAAGTCTCTAAGATACCAAGGGATTACAATTTTTTATGATCTATTTTCTCCAGAGAGATCTTCTTCTCCAAGTTATGGCTATCGAGGAAGAGTTCTAGAGATTGAACCTTCTAGAGTCTTTCTTTGGGAAGAAGATCTTCTCCCAGTCTATCGAGGGATTTGTTACGGCAGGAAGAAGTTCCAATTTGTATACTATCATAGATACTTACAGAGATGGTGGTCAAGATCGTCATCTCTACCAAGAACAATATTTAGGAGAGGGCTAGATGACAATTGATAATTATCCAGGATGTGAGAAATGCCTTCTTCAAGATAGACCCACACTTCTCCGAGAAGTTTCTGGTCAATATGATCTAATGATCTTGGGAGAAGCACCTGGTCAGACAGAAATTAGATTGGGGTCCCCCTTCGTAGGATATTCAGGGAAGCTCCTACGCTCTACCATATCAAGTCTAGGAGGGAAACCCCAAGGAATTTTCTACTCGAATGCATGTGTCTGTAATCCTCTTAAGAATAAGACTCCATCACCAACGACCGTTCGAAATTGTAATAGTCGTCTCCTCGAAGAAATTCGAACTATCAAACCTAAGAAGATTTTAGTTGTTGGAGCTGTCGCTCTTGCTGCTCTGATTTCTCCCGGTAAATCTGCTCCCATTACAAAGTATTTGGGACAGGGGTTTTTCTGGGAATTCGAAGGATCTTCTATCTATGTTGTTGCAACATACCATCCAGCTGCTGTTCTTAGAGATCATGATTTATTTCGAGACTTTGCTAGAGATATTGCTAAATTTCTTGCTCAAGATGAACCATATCCTCCCCCTAAAGTTACAACTCTAATCTGTAAATCTCCTGAAGAAGCTCTAGAGTATCTAGAAGAATTTGAACAAGCATCTTTCCTATCTTGTGATCTTGAAACGACTGGATTCTCACCAGTTTCTGATAAGATCCTATCTTTTGGGTTTGGAGCTTTAACTCAAGATTCTCAAGGAATCTCTCTAATAATACCTACAGGAGTAGATATTATGGAAGATAAACGAGTTCGGGATAAGGTTAGAAACCTTCTACTCACCTACCCTAAACCCTTAGTCTTCCATAATCTCAAGTTTGACCTACAGTTTATCCAGGTATACTTTCAAGAATTGATAGAACCTATCTTCCCGGAAGATACTATGCTTAT